TTAACATAATGATTAAAGAGTAGTGCTCCACGACAATGGATGGGAGTTCCTTTAATATAAATGTCAGAGTGAGACTTGTACTTTACAACATCAGATACTGAACGTGGGAATGCAATCTCTTCTGGTGGTAATGTCTTAAACTTTTTGCGACACTCATCAATAAAGTCAATCACATCTTCTTCCGTACCACTCATCATCAGTTTAAGACCATCCTTAATCATCTTGCGACAAGGTGCCGGTGTCGAAGACTTAACTGCCTCAATACCCATCATCTTTAGTTTGGGTTCGGTGTATTGCACACCCTCACTATTCCATACGTTGAGAATGTATCGCTTCTTCGCAGTCCAAATACCACGTTCGGCAATATTCTCACGTTTCATAATCATTTTTTGCTCATATGCCTGAACGTAATCCGCAAGTTCCTGATAAGAGGATTCGATGAATGGTTCCAACTTGTCTTGGCAGATCTTATCAAGTAACTGAACAACCTTTGTTTTATCACCAGACTGACGACTAAGAAATTTATCAACAAGAGGTCCCATATTAAGATAGATTGAGTCAGTGTCAGATGCGATGACATAATCGACTTCCTCTGTTTGCAAAATCTTATTTAGAAATCCGTTCATCTTATTCTCAATCCAACGGATCGAAACTTGACCCGAGAGAGTGATTGCTTCAGCATTTGCAAGTTTATAATACCTAAAATACTGATTACCAATCGCACCATAAGCAGAGTTGAGTTGAATCTTTCGTGCCATCTGGATGTTGTTGCAACGTGCGATTTCTTTTTCCAGTGCCTTCGTTGGAGTTTTTTCATAATCTTGTTTTGCAGCAAGCATCTTCTTTTTATAGATGGTGCGATCCTTATAGATCTTTTCCATCAATTCTGGAAGAAATCCACGCACATCCTTACGATACATTGCACCATTAGCACATATCGCAGTATCCTTATACATCTCAAATGTTATCTCTTCATTAAGTATCTTATCAACGGTAGCTGTTGGGTGACGGGTATCTTGTAAGGTCTCTGGTGAGATGTTGTACTGCATAATAAGGTGAGGGTACAGACTGTTGAGGTCAAAAGACACAACCCAATCATACTTTCCAGGAATCGGTTCCTTGACATAAGCACCTGCGTACTTGGAATCTTTGTCTGATCGTTCTTTAGGTGGGATCACAATATCTCTTTTTTTGAGATAGTTGTAAATAATCGCATCCCACATACGAACCTGAAAGAACACATCATTATAGTTTACCTTGGCGTCATATGCCATAGTAATCGCAAGTTCAATTAGTTTCATCTTGTCTTCCATACGGTCAACAAGTTCCACGTCAATGATGTTGTATTCTACAAACTTCTGCCAACCATTAGTGTAGAAATCCTTAAAGGTATCAAACTCAGAGTGATCTAACTTCTTCTGTCCAAGTTCTACACTGGCTATGTAGTCCAAACGATAAGATTCCTGTGCCTTGTACGTAAACTTTTTATACAATGTCAGATAATCAAGTTGAGTAATACCTCCAACATCATATGAAATCTGTTTACGTCCCATCACAACAGTTTCACGTTCTGTCACCAATCCCCAAGGTGACATACGTTTCATCAACTTCTCACCAAGAATACGATCAATACGACGAACCAGATATGGAATATCATATAGTTCACTGTTCCAACCAGTGACGACTTCTGGAGTATTGTCTTCAATCATCCACCAGTTGATGAAATCGGTCAGAAGTTCATACTCAGTTCTAAAACCTTTGTAGATAACATTCTGCTGCTTATTGTTGAAAGGACCACGACCCCAAGTGCGGATCTGCTTGGTTGCATAATCCTGAACAGTGATTAGAAGCACTTCCTCGGCAGCAGACTCTACATCAGGGAATCCATTTTCTGATGCAACCTCAATATCAAGTGTAGCAATCTTGATCTTACTGGTATCAAACTTAATCTCTTCTTCGGGATACATCTCAGAAATGTACTGATAGATGTATCGGTCGTTGCCATAGATCTTGAAGTTTTCTACACCTTCATACTTTTTGATGAAGTCTCTACAATCACGAACAGTACCCGGTTCTACAGATTCAACGTAATCACCTTCCAGAGTTTTATATTTTGTTTCTTTATTGGAGGGAATAAACAGTGTTGGATAAAACTTTTCCCTTGTAGCAAAGTGCCTTCCATTCTCATAACCACGGACCAGAAAGTGGTCACCGACCATTTGAACGTTGGTGTAAAATCTCATTATGAATCCTTTGGTGACGAATGTTCGTTTCAAACTTCTCCGTATGTATTATAGCATCCTTTCCCGTAAACTCCTCAAATGCACTGATGAACATTGAAAAGTAGTGCCAGTGATTTGGTGGAATATACTGCGGTGACATACACACAAAGATGTGATCAAAATTATAGTTATTGAACTTATAATCTTCCTTCTCTATATTTTTATAGTTGGGAACAACTTCTGAGTTGAATCTATTTCGTATTTTATTTCCACTGTTTGCATTTCCAATCCAGGTAAAGGAGTTTAGTTTACCCCTACCACCTAACCAAGCACCCCAGTTTCCTTCATGAACTCTATCATATTTTAGCAACTCATAAAACTCCATTTTATAAGCATCTTCATCTGACATTTCTGCAGTGTAGTCACCACCAAAGACATCATCATGATGATCTATATTGATTAGATCAATGCCATCATAATCTGCGATGCTGAATAAAATAGAGTCGTGCTCATATCCAAATGAAACACTATCACAGTTGCGAAGTGCTTTTAGAAATGTACTATAACAAAATAATAAGTTGGATTGATCAATATAAAAATGACTTTCCTTAAAATCAGTGTTATTAAAAAGTTGTTCCCATCTTATCCCAGGATTATCATTGAACTTTAGTCCATTATAAAGTTCAATGACTGGACCCATGATGTAATCTAAATCAATACTAAGAACCTTCATTAGTAAGACTAGTGTATTTTTCCAAAAGATCTGAGTTTGGATCAGCAAGAGTAATGATCTTATCAGAACTGATCATAAACTCTGTTTGATTAGTATGATCCATCATCCAGGAACAGAGATTGTTTCCTTCCCAGATTTCCATAGGATTAATAAGTTTGCAATCTGGTTGACCAATATCGGCACCAACTTCTACAATCTCACTAATCAATCTTTCACTGTTCGTCAGTAGAATCAGTTTGATCACTCTTTCCATTTACCTTTTCCTCATACATTTGCGTTAACATATCAACTGGTTCAACAACAGTAACCAACCAATCCGGTCGAATAGGAACCTGTGTATCCTTAGATAATACTAACCAAGGACGAAGAGAAATTTGAATGTGCCCCTCTTCAGAACCCTCTTCTCTAAAAATATCATTACCAGTTAGAACAATGTGTGGATCATTGAGAAGATATCCAACAACATTTTTATCTTCGGTAAGAATTTCTTTCACATCGGCAATGATGTCTTCTCCAGATTTTAGTACAGCAAGTTTGATTGACATTTTTTAATTTTACCTCATTTTATTATAGCAATAAAAAAGAGGGGTGTCAACTGGATTTTGCCAGTTACCCCTCGTGGCATTGCGCCGACGATATTCAGTTGTATTTATTTGGTTTTTGGTGTCAGTTTATATGCTCCGAAGATAGCAGAACCGAGTAGTGCAAATGTTGCGATGATTTCCATAGGTGGTGGATTAGGGAAAGACGGGGGAAAGGACCAACCAACCAAAAAGAGTTAGAGTTGATCCGACGATTACTGTTGGTACTGTGAAGTTCATAATAACGCCTCCGTAAGTACATTTTATATAGTCATTATGTATCATAGTGATACAAAAGTCTGTAATGATTGCTACTGATTTCTGCTCAATTGTATTGGTTTAAAGATAATCTTTACGTTGATGATGCTCTGGAATGATCTTACCGAGAGTAATACTCAGTAACCCATCCTCAAATACAACTGATCTAACTTCCGTTTCATCTGAGAGGGTCCAAGATCTGGTGAAAGATCTCTGAGCCACTCCTCTATGGACATAGTTTGTGTTGGTTTCTTTGTCTTCCTTTTGTCCTTCGACAAAGAGTTT